GCGCAACGTTCACACGCTGGAAGAACTAGCGGTTCTCAATGACGCCCAGTGTCAGGGCCTCGGTCATGGCACAATGATGCTGCGCAAGGCTGCAAAGGCGCTCATTTCCTTGCGTTCCTTTCAAGAAAAGGACGCTGCTCATAAGAAAATCTCCGAGGTTGTTGCTCCGGTCAGGGACCACCACCCAGATATGCAGGCGCTGCAAGAGATCGTTGCGCAGCAGAATAGCAAGATCGACAAGCTGGCCGAATTGGTACTGAAGATGGCGGAAGCCAAAGAGCCAGCAGGAAAGAAAAAGAAGAATGGCGCTAAACTCAATCCTGGAAATAACGAACCAAGCGTGTGACGAGCTGGGGCTTCCTCGCCCCGGCAGTCTAGGCTTGGTCAACTCGCTTGCGCCGCAGGACAGGCAATTGCTTGGTCTGCTCCACGCAGCCTGTGGCGATCTGTTGCGCGACCATGATTGGTCAATTCTGCAGGCAACCGCAAGTATGGTGACGGCTTCGGCAAACTCCATCTATGCCCTGCCGGACGATTTTGAGCGGGTGGTGGAGTCCACAGGATGGGATCGCACAAATAATTTCCCGATGATGGGAAATATTCCTCCGCAGAGGCATCAGTTCTGGCTGTCTAGCCTATCGGTTGCCCCTTCTACCAGAAAAGAGTTTCGGCTGTTCGTGGGCAATAACGCGAGCGCTATCTATGTCCACCCAACTCCAGATGTTGACGGTGAGGTTCTTTCCTTCATCTACATCAAGCGGAACTGGGCGACTGACAGTATGGGTGCAAACCCAACAGATCGCATCGCCGCCGACACCGACCTGACGCTGTTCAAGCCGGAGCTATTGGTCAAGGAACTCAAGTGGCGCTTCCGATCAGCCAAGGGGCTCGACTCCACGGCATTCAAGATAGAGTGCGACAACTTCAAGGATCTGCTGTTGTCCCGCGACATTGCGTCTTCTGGTCTCGATATGACCGGGCCAATGCCGCTGGCGCCGTTTGATTGGCTGAATATTAAAGACGGCAACTGGTCCCTGTAATGGCGCGCCCGCTCCCCAAGACCCCTCCGTGGAAGCAGCGTTCGACGATCACGCAGATACCGGCACCCTTCGGTGGATGGAACGCGCGTGACACGCTTGTCTCCATGCCGCCAAACGATGCGATCCGGCTGGAGAACTTCATTCCCGATACGGCGGGAGTAAGAACTCGGGACGGCTACGGGTCGCACTCCACGGGAGTTGGTACGCGCGTCGATAGCCTGATGCCCTACACCGGCCCGGGCGCTACGGTGAAGCTATTTGCTGCTTCCTCTGGCGGCAAGATCATGGATGTCACAGCGACATCCACCGCGACCAATACCGCTACTGCGACGTTCAGCAACGGCCAATTCCAGCACACGATGATGGGAACGCCTGCGGGCTCCTATCTCGTCATTTGTAACGGTGCAGACAAGCCATTCAAGTTTGATGGCTCCGCTTGGTCTACGGCGACTATCACTGGATGCACTGCCGGGTCTTCCACTTTCATCGGTATTGCGCAGCATCAAAGTCGCCTCTGGTTCATTCAAAAGGACACGCTTGACGTATGGTTCCTGCCATCGTCGAGCATCGGCGGTGCAGCAACCCGGCTATCTCTTGGCCCCTACTGCAAACTAGGGGGCTTTCTGCAGGCTATGGCCGTGTGGACGCGCGATGGTGGCGCGGGCATGGACGATCAAATCGCCTTTATCACAAGCAAGGGCGAGGCGGTTCTCTATAGCGGTACAGACCCGACAGATTCTACCTTGTTCGCCAAGGTTGGCACCTTCCGCCTCCCCGAGCCGATAGGGCGGCGATGCGTGACACAGATAGGTGCCGACAACGCGCTTGTCACATCTCAGGGTGTCGTGCCCTTCTCCTCGATTCTCCCGCTATCCCCCGGAGGATCAGCGAAAGTAGCAGCCACAGAAAAGATTAGCGCGGCATTTCAGGCGGCTTACCAAAATGGCGCGGCCATGTTCGGCTGGCAATCATTCGAGAACAGCCGCGAACGGCTGCTAGTTATCAATGTTCCTACAGTCGAGAACAGTATTACCCAGCAGTTTGTCATGAACACCCTTACGGGGGCTTGGTGCAAGTTTACCGGCATCAATGCGAACTGTTGGGCTACGCTGGGCGACCAGCTATTCTTCGGGGGCGTTGACGGGACCGTCTATCGCTATGCCGCGTCCACGATGGACAACGGCTCCCTGCCGATCACGGCTTACGCCACGACAGCGTTCTCGATTCTGGAAGTGCCAAACAACAAACAGTTCCAGATGGTGCGGGCGACTATCAACGGTCCAGACGGGCTCTCCCCCGGCGTTGGAGTCCATGTCGACTACGACATCAACAATATCTCTGTGTTCGGTTCCTCCTATACGGCTGGCGGCACGGATTGGGATACGGCGCTATGGGATACGTTCGATTGGGCCGGTGGTGGAAACATATCACGCGGCTGGCAGACCATCGGCGGCATTGGCTCCGCTGTCTCGCTTGAGATGCAAGTCTCCACAACGGATCGCGTTGTGCTCCATTCATTTGACATCATGTTTGAACAGGGCGGCTATTTATGAGGCTGGCGAAGCAGTGGCCCGATGGGCCGCTTGTGTTTGGTCGCGACAGGGAAATCGCAGAGTTCGTCAGGCAGCGCACCCCGAATACGACAGGTTTCGGAGAGTGCTCGACAATCGGCGTTATCCGGTTCGGCAAGCTTCTCGGCGGCGTCGTCTACAATAACTATCGTCCTCATATCGGGGACGTAACAGTCAACTTCGCCTTTGACGATCCACGCTGGGCAACCCCGTCAGTCATGGGAAGTGTGTGCGCCTATCCGTTTATTCAACTCGGATGTAAGCGCGTTACAGCGCTCGTCAGGCGAAAGAACAAACGGTCGAGAGAGTTCATCGAGAAAGCTATCGGCTTCAAACTAGAGGGATGCGCCCGCAAGGGGTTTGGCGATGACGACGCCATGCTCTACGGGCTGCTGCGGCACGAATGCCGTTGGCTAAAGGAAAAAGAATAAAAATGGGGAAATCATCACCATCGCCACCACCGCAACCAGATCCGAATGTGGTGGCTAATGCTCAGACGACATCGAACGTCAATACCGGCGTTGCTAACTCCTACATGCAGAACGCCAACCAGTATGGGCCCTATGGCTCTACTACGTTCGCGGTTGACCACTACAACGATGTCAACGGCCAACAAGTCCCGACATTCAACCAGACGACAACGCTCTCACCCGAGCAGCAGGGACTGCTCAATCAGCAGCAGCAGATCAGTTCTGGGCTGAACAATGTCGCTCTCAATCAAGTAGGGAATGTCGGCAACATCCTCGATACGCCGGTTTCCGCTCCTTCTGGAAGCATTCAGCGGAACATCGGTGGCTCTACAGACTACAGCGATCAGGTCCAGCAGTATCAGGACGCCTTGATGTCCAAGCTGAACCCATCGCTGGAGCATGACAGCGCGGTTCTCGATACCAAGCTCGCCAACGAGGGCTATACGCGCGGCACCGACGAATACAATCGTCAGATGGACTTGCAGAACAAGAACGCCGAGGACGCCCGCACGTCTGCGATATTGGGCGCTGGGCAGTACGGTCAGCAGTTGCAGGGCATGGACCTTGCTCAAGGTCAGTTCGCCAATCAGGCTTATGGCCAGCAGGTAACGACCGACGCAGCATTGCGTGACCAACCCATCAACGAAATATCCACACTGATGAACGGCGGTCAGGTCAGCCTTCCGCAGTTCCAGGGTTATCAGGGCGGTCAAGTCGCCAACACGCCCATCGGTGACTACTACATGCAGAACGCGCAGATGGCCAACCAGAACTATCAGCAACAGGTGGGATTGGCCGCGCAACAGAATGCGGCGCTCTACGGAGCTATTGGTAACGTTGCTGGCATGGGCCTCTACGGCGGATTGAAGATGTCTGACCGAAGAGTCAAGACGGACATCCAGCGCATCGGTGAATGGTTGAACGGACTTCCAATCTACCTGTTCAGGTTTATCGGTCAGCCGCTACTGCATATCGGCTTTATGGCGCAGGACGTTGAGAAGTTTAGACCGGAGGCTGTGGTTGAGATCAACGGCATCAAGCACGTCAACTACGCTTTGGCGATGAGGGCATAGCATGGCAACAGCTCCCTACGATCCATACGAGCTTACGCCAAACAGCCACAAGATTATGCTGGCTGCGCTGATGAAGAATATGGGCGCCCCCAATCCATCCCCCGCCGGGGCAGCAGCCAACGCTCTCGCGATGGGCCTCATGGGGCTCTTTGAGGGACAGGACGAGAAGCAAAAGATTTCCGGTCTGGATGCGCAGATACTCGGCAATCCTGCCACCCAATCGTCGGTCCCCGCCGTGTCAAGTCCGATGGGCAACATTCCGCCCCCCGCTAGATCATCTGCATTAGCAGCGGCGACAGGAGCCTATACCCCGCCTGAAATGCCCGTTGAGGGCGGGAGTACCGTTCCTATGCCACCGCCGCGTCCTGCTATGGATCGAAACCAATTCGTTGACGAAGCTAATGACCCGCAAATGGCACAACGCCTCGCGACAATCACGCAGGGTGAGGTTGGTCGCGGTGCGACGCCTGAGCAGAAATCCGTATTGCTTGAGTCAATCCTAAATCGCGCCAAGTCTCGCGACCAGTCTCTTGCTGACGTTACGCAAATGTACACCGGCCCCGGATCGAAGGGCTACTATCCGCAATCGACATTCACTGGCGGCAGTGCATCGCCGGATGAGGTAGCCGATTTCGCGAAGAATATCCTCGCTCCCGCCCTCCGTGGGGGAGACGTTTCAACGGCTGCCCTCGGCTTCCCGGCGACAGGGAATGCCTCAGGCGGCGTTGCTGAACGTGGCATTGCCAATGGGCGATACTCGCAATCTGCCATGCTTGGTCCAGAGACGTTCGTTCAGCAGCCCGGGGGTCGCGAGGACATTGCGCGCCTTGATGCCTCAAGACTTAATGGCCAGCCGCCACAGCCTGTCCAAATGGCGGACGCTTCCGGCAATGTCATGATACCGCAGGGCGCTCGTCCAGCGGGGCCAGCAAACCAGCAGATCGCTCAGGCACCGCAGGTCACTCCGACTGCCTCGCCCGTCTATATGCAGATGAACGATCAGACGAACCGGATGATTGAGCAATACCGCAATGCGACGGATGCCCAGAAGCGAGTTCTCGGCCCGCAGATCCTTCAGCAGCAGAACGAAATGCGGAAGATGGAACAAGACCTGCAGAAGGAAATATATCTTCAGAACTACAAGAATACGCACCCGAGTTATTCGGAAAGTCAGGGGACGTTTGGTGAGCGTAATACTCGCAGTCTTGCCAGAGACAAGGCGCTTGGAGAGGCGGATGCGGCAGTCCCGGTCGCGGCGAGCAAGGGTTTAGCCAAGCAGGCAGAGACGGAGGGGGAGACGCGCGGCAAGCTTGCTGGGGCTTTCCCGATTGCCGAAGCCAATCTCAACATGGCGCTCAAGGATGCGGAGGCATTGCGCAAGCACCCCGGTCGCGAATCCTCAATGGGCACCTTCATGGGCAACGTGCCGGACGCGCTGATCCCGGCCAACACAGATGCTTATGATTTTGTGAATCGACTTGGCCAAGTCAAGGGGCAGTCATTTTTGAAGGCATACGAAACCTTGAAGGGCGGTGGCTCAATTACCGAAGTCGAGGGCGCGAAAGCCACCTCCGCCATGAACCGCCTGAGCCGTGCCTTGACGCAGCCAGAGTTCGACAGAGCGCTTAACGATTACCAAGATGCGATACGCACCGGACTCGACAAGTTGCGGGAGGTCTCTGGCCGTCCACAGCAGGGTACTGCCGCGCCTAGCGGGCAATTCGATTATGGCTCTGTGAAGTCGGGGGAAACTTATACTGCCCCCGATGGCTCGCGAAGGATAAAACGCTAATGGGCTGGCAGGACGATCCCGTTGCCAATGGTTCTTGGCAGAACGATCCAGTAGCGCCGCCAACCCAATCGTCTAGCTGGCTGCCCTCAATGGGCGAGATTGCTGGCGGTGTCGGCGGTGCTCTTAGTTCTGCTGGGTCTACGATGGCGGACTATCTAAATCCGTTTTCCGAAGCCCGCCACGCGTCATACGCGCAGCAAGCGCAAGCTCCGCTTGGAGATGCGTTAAGGCAAAACTTGGGACAGATTGCTGATACGGGCAGGGCATTAGTCGCCCCCGCCACCGGGCCAGCTAACGCCATTAGCGAGGCCACAACCCCGTTTCTCGCGCATCCGTTTCAGAAGGTTAATGAGGCGGCGGGAATTAATCTGCCATACGATCAGGCCAAGGAGCAGGCAGGACTTGCCTTGGCTGGCCTAGCGCCCCAACGCGGTGCCGTTCCCAATCCAAGAACGCCTGCGGAGCATGTGACGGCAGCTAGGTCTGTTTACAATGACCCGGCTGTCAGAGGCGCAATCGTTGATCCGGCAGAGGCCGGGAAGATCGTACAGGACATTAAGTCTGACCCGACCTTTGCCAAGTTCACTCCAGAAACGCAGCCGCATGTTTTCCGCGCGCTGGATCGACTGGAACAAATGTCTCAGAACCCACTTACTACGATTGACCAATACGATAGGTTGAGCGAGCAACTTGGGAGTCTTGCCAAGCAAACTCAGGTCAAGGCCGGGACGGCGGTTGCCGAACCAACTCAAGCCGCCGCCGCCGCTATGAAGGTTAAGGCTCCTATAGACTCTCTCGTTGACAGACTGGCTCCCGGCTGGGCCGAAGCTGACGCCAACTATGGCGTTGGCGAAGCGGCTCGTATCTTCGATAAGAGAACCAATATCGCTGATATAAAAGCGGAGGGGGGCGGGGCAGATTTTACCCAGCGCCTCCGTGCCGTCGCCACGCAAATGCTTGTTGATCCCCGGGCTACGCGCGGATTTTCCCCAGAGGCAATGTCTGAATTAAAGTCCCTTTCCAGTGGCGGGACAGTCACTCAAAAGACCCTAGACTTTTTATCAAAGGTCACACATCGGTTTGGCCCCTGGGGCGGGTTCGGCGCTGGCTTCATGCACGGCGGCCCGATTGGGGCGATTATTGGCGGTCTAGGGGGTGCACTGGCTGACACTGCCGTCCATGGGGTGACGAACGCGGTGCGAAACGCATCGACATCACGTCACGCCGCAAGACTTGTTGATACTCTCCTCCGGCAGTCCCCACTCAGTAAATCAAACCCCGTGATGGCTCCGCCTCCGGTTGGCAACATCAGCAAGGCTCTCGCGGCCTCCCTGCTTCAGCGGGCTCCCGTTCCGGCGCTGATGATACCAGCCCGCGCAGATCAGAACTAACCAATAATCAGCGCCGAAATATAAAACGGCAATTAAGCACAATATAGGAAGCATATAATGGCCGGTTTTAACGGTTCAGGCACCTTTGTCCGCACCTTCAACTGGGTAACGGATAAGAGCAACAGCGTCAAGGTCACGGCGTCCCGCATGGACACCGAGGATGACGGGTTCGCTACCGGACTATCCAATACCATTACCAAGGACGGCCAGCAGACCACTACGGCAGCCATTCCTTTTGCGGGCGGAGCTGTCAAGCTTTCGGACGGATCGGCGGGTACTCCGGGTATCAGTTTCATCAATGACACAGACTGCGGACTCTATCGGATTGGTGCGAACAATGTCGGTCTGTCTGTCGCGGGGACAAAGATTATTGACTACGCCACAGCCACCATATCGGTTGCAGTAGCGGTAGCCATTGCTGGTACACTCGCTATTACTGGCGGCATTACTGGCTCAACCAGCTTCGACGCAACGGCCAGCGCGGCTGTCATCAACTCAACCGGCGTTGTCAATGCGGGCACGACCGTCCAGCAGGCGGGCGCAGACCTTATTCCTGCTGGCGTCATTGTCCCCTACGGCGGTGCATCCGCCCCCACGGGATGGCTGCTCTGCGACGGATCGTCAAAACTGCGGGCGTCCTTTGCTGCATTGTTTACTGCGATTGGCACGACATATGGTTCCGCTGACGGATCACACTTTACCCTCCCGGACCTGACGGGCCGCGTACCGGCTGGCAAGGAAGCAAGCGCAACTCGCCTAACATCTGGCGGCGGTGGTGTTGACGGCGGCACATTGGGGGCCGTTGGTGGCACACAGACGCATACCCTTACACTAGCTCAGAGTGCAGCGCACGACCACGGCGGGGCAACGGGCAACGATAGCCCAGACCATACCCACAGCTATTCTCAGACCAACGTAGACAACCTGAGTGTCCAGGGTCCGTTTACACCGGCAAACGAAGGGGCCACTACGCAGCAGACTGGCGGTGCAAGCACCCGCCACACCCACACCATCGCGTCAGCGGGCAGCGGCGGCGCGCATCCGAACGTCCAGCCGACCCTCATCGTCAATTACATTATCAAGACGTAAATGGCGCAGCAGGACGTTAACACCGTTACCACACAGGGAAACGAAGCGCGCATAGATGCTAACTTTACTGAGCTATACACCACCACAGCCGCGACAAACGCGGCCCTAGACGCGGCATCAGCCAACGTAGCCAGCGCCCTCGCCGTTCTCATTCCCGCTGGCTTGATCGCGCCCTATGCGGGCACAGCGGCTCCGACAGGCTGGCACCTATGCGATGGTTCGTCACTTTTAAGAGCATCCTTCGCAGCACTCTTTACTGCCATCGGCACAACTTACGGCTCTGTAGACGGTACGCACTTTACACTTCCTGATCTGACTGGCCGTGTTGTTGCGGGCAAGGAAGCATCTGCGAGCAGGTTGACGACTGCGGGCTCCGGTGTTGATGGCGGAACGCTTGGTTCTGCTGGTGGCACTCAGAACATCGCCTTCACGCAGGCGAACCTACCATCTGGCGTCACGCTCACTACAACCATTACTGATCCGCAGCACACACATGGCATCGGCACCCCTGGTGGTCAGGCGCTCGTTTTCGATAACAACGTCAACGCGGGACTCGGGCCGACCGCAAGCTCATCGTCCCTCCAGCAATTAGTTATCAATGCCGCCTCGACCGGCATTACTGCAAGCACAGCCCTTGGTGGCAGCGGCACTGCGACCAAGATTACGCAGCCAACTATCATTCTAAACTACATCATTAAAACATGAGCGCAGATAACTTCTCCAAGTCGCTTTCATTTGTTCTCAAGAGTGAAGGCTGGAATGACGACGACCCGGCAGATCATGGTGGCAGGACGAGCCGTGGCATTACGCAAGAAGAATACGACGCTTGGCGGCATGAATGTGGGCTGCCCCCCAAGGATGTCTGGACCGCCTCCGATATGGAGGTTCGCTCAATATACCACGATGAATACTGGGAACCGCTCTGTGACGATTTCCCTAAGGGGATCGACTACCTCTACTTCGACATGGCTGTGAACGCCGGACCTCACCGCGCGGCTGTTCTGCTCCAGCGGGCATTAGGTGTCACCGATGATGGGCGCATTGGTCCCATTACGCGGCAGGCAATCGGCAAGGCAGAGCCACGCGGACTGATCGCCAAATACTCGGATGCCAAGCGGGCGTTCTACCAATCACTCCACCAGCCACGGTTTCTCAATGGCTGGCTTAACCGAACCAATGACGTTGAAAGGAATGCAAATGATCTACTTTGACCTCGCGCTCTTTGTCGGCGGCTATGTTGCCTCCGCTCTTACATGGGGACCATATGTTCAGCCCATGTGGGCCAAGATCAGAAATAAAGTCTGATGCTCGGGCTCGATGGAATCTTCGGGCTGCTGAAGGAACTCCTTAGCTTCATTCCAAACGCCGACCAGCGTAACCAGATGGAATTGAAGGTTAAGGATGTTGAAGCGCAGATCGCGGCTGCCCAATCGGCAACCAATACGGCAGAGGCGGCAACAGGCTCGTTCTTTATTGCCGGGTGGCGTCCCTGTTGCGCATGGATCTGTACCTTCGGCTTTGCCTACACGGTTATCACCCCGATCCTGCATCTCCCCCCGGTAAATGCTGACGTGCTCAATCAAATGCTCTGGGGCCTGTTGGGCCTTGGTACTCTCCGTAGCGGCGAGAAGTTCATCGGAGTCGCTACGCAGGCAATCAAGAAGCTCATCAAAAAGTGACACATCACCATTTCACGCGGGCCGATGTCCTCGGCCTCTCATCTTTGTTCGCGTCGGTAACGCTTTCACAAGTTTCCGCAGTCGTATCCATACTTGCCGGTCTGCTCTGCGCCGCACTCTACGCCTCGCAGCTTTATGACCGCTATAGAGGGAAAAAGCCTGATTGAGTCCGCGCATAGCTTATTTCGACATCGAGAACGCCCCGAACCTCGGCTACTACTACGACAGCTACAAAGAGAACAACATCGTCTCCTGCGTTCGCCCGTGGTTCATGCTCTCGTTCGCCTACAAGCGGCCTGGCGAAAAGAAGATTTACTGCCATAAGTTGCCTGACTATCCCGGGTATAAGCGGGACAAGATCAATGACGAGGCGCTTGTAAACGACCTCTGGAAGCTATTCGACTCGAACGACATCCTCGTCGGGCACAACATAAAACGCTTCGACTGCCGCAAGGCTAATTCCCGCTTCATCAAGTGGGGCCTAAAGCCACCATCCCCCTACAAGATCCTCGATAGTCTCCTTGAGTGGCGCAAGGTGGCCGCACAGGACAGCAATCGTCTGGACGCTCTCTCAAAGTTCGTGGGCTCTCGCGGCAAACTCCCCACCCAAGGCTGGGATACGTGGGAGGGCGCAATCAATGGCGACATGAAGGCCTGGGGCATCATGGATCGCTACAACAAGCATGACGTTCTTGAAGCAGAGGTTATTTGGGATGTCATAGCACCTTGGACTAAAAACCATCCCCCTATCGGCCCCCGTGGATCTTGTCCGGTCTGCTCATCTGCCAGCGTTCAACAGCGCGGCTTTAACGTGAGCAAGACCAGAAAGACGCCGCGACTTCACTGCCAGAGTTGCGGTCATTGGTTCACATGATGGGGGACGACCATGCTTGGACTCGGGGATGTAGTCGAATGTGACTTTGACGATGAACAGAATGACAAGTGCGACGATGCCCGACGAGGACGTAAATGGCGCAGAGTGCGACGAACCGGACTTATACGACGACGGAGAAGATGA